GCCTCCCCTACCAAGAGGGAAGTGGGTTTGGTGTTACCCCTTTCTCAGGGGGATGGGTTCAGGACTCTTCGGTGTATTCGATGACGATCTTGTGGACCGTCGTCGGAGCCGTTCCGCGCCACCGTCCGCTGAGCACCTCATTCACCCGGCCCCGTGGTCCCTGGTCTTTGCGAAAGGTCCTGGTGGCCGCGCTGCCCAGCTCGGGGACGGCAAGTATGTCGATGCTGCGGTTGGGCGCGGTGATGATGTTGCCCGCCTGCCCAAAGAAGAGCTCCCACAGGTGGCGGCCGTCGCTGGCCTCCTGTAGCGCTTTGACCCGTATGAAACGGATCCGGCGTCCCGGCGAGGGAGTCAGGATGGTCTGCCGGTCGATGTCGGTGCTGGCGTCCACCACCCTGATCCTCAGGTCGTAGCTCCGGCGCCGGATGAGGGCCCGGTAGGCGCGACGCACTTTCCTACGTAGCTCGACGCCAGCCTTCCGGCCAAGTGCGAGGCTGGGCATGAGCCTAAGACTCCTCGGTGTATTCGACGATGATCTTGTGCACCGTGGTTGGAGCGGTCCCTGCCCAGCGCCCGCTAAGCACCTCATCCCGCAACCCCCGGGGCCCCTGGTCTCTGACGAAAGTCCTGGTGCTGGTTTCGCTCAGGTTGGGCACGTCGAGAATGTCGACGGCCTTCTCCGGGTTGGTGGTGATGTCGGTTCCGGTGCCGAAGTACAGCTCCCAAAGATGCCGTCCGTCGGCCTGTTCCTGTATGACCCGCACCTTCAAGACGCGGATACGCCGGCCCTTTGACGGGGTGACCAGAGCTTCCCTGGTGTTGGACGTGTTGGAGTCGTGGGCGTTGACCAGGGCCACGTAGGCCCGGCGCCTGACGTTGACGGTATGCAGGCTGCGCCGGGCGGTCATTTGAGCAGCCTGCCGATGCCGGCGCCCCCAATGCCGGCAATGGCGGCGAGAGCCGCGGTTAAGGCGCTGCCGTTGACCCCCTGGCTCAGAGCGTAGCTTTCCAACCCGACGATGGCGAAGATGGTAAGGCTGGCAACCGCGGCGTACGCTTTGTTGATTCTGGACCGAGAAATTTGTTTCATTGCTCGAGCTCGCTAGCTAAGAATTCGATTTCAAAGAACCGGACCAATACGGTCCACTATTCGTTGAGCAACTCCGCCGGCCACGCGGCCATCAATTCTTCCGGCGTCCCGTACCCGCTCAGGTCAAAAGCCTGGGGGATGTCTCTGAGCGTCTGTTTTTGGGCTGCAATTCGTTGCTGCTCAGCAGGGTTTCCAGATTCAAGCGCCTGCATGTACGGCACGTCCAGCTTCGCCAACTCCGCGTCTCGTAGCTTCCGGATTCGGCCCATGTGAATGACTCGGGCCTTGGGCATGTTGACCTGGATTAGCGCTCCGGTGTCCTCCCAGGCGTCTCGGAAGGTCGGCTTCACGCCCCGAACCGCCTGTTCGCTGGGCAAGTCGTCGGTCGTACATTCCCGGCAGGTGAGGGGTATCGACCCGGTGTAGTCGTCGAAATGGACGCTGTACCGCCACTTTTCCAGTGCCTCGCCGGTGAGGGTAGGATTCTGCAATTGAGGACGCGACAGCTCGAACATGGTCTTTTCGAGGACATACGCCTCGTAGCTAGCTTCATCTTCCGGGGTGATGGCATCGGGGTCCATTCCAACCTGGTCGACTAGCTGGGATAGGTGAGTTATCGCCAGCCGGCCATCGGCCAGGGTGCTGATGAGTCGCTTCTTATTCATGCTATTGGTCACCGCAGGCCACGGTAGACCCCTCTTGGTCCACGGCAGTTTGGTCAGAGTGGCGGACGAAAACAGCCTGGTAAGAACCAACAGCCAGGGAGAGGGTGCCCACCTGCCCCGTGTTGCCAACAGGAGTTTCGTGTCTTTGGCCACTCGAATAGTAGTCGGCATCCGAGAAGTCGGTCGCGATTACCACCGTGCGGTCCCCCGCGCCGGTGTCCGTGATACTGGCTGTGTTGTAACTAGGGGAACTCAGGGTTCCCGCCCCGGCGATGCGGCACCACTGTTTGACCGCGCCGGGATGGAACCTTGCGACCTCCGGCGACACGTACCGGTCGGCGTTGGTTGTACCTTCATCTTCCAGGTCCGACTGGGTCGCTTCAGTAGGACCGCCGCCGGTCACGGTTATCTCCGTCCAGACGGCGGCGCCCTCGGTGATGTCGAGGCAGACGTAGGCTTTATCATTGGTGACGTCGATCCAGACGGAGCCCACAGAGTAGCCTTCGGTGGTGTCGTTGCTGACGCCAGGGGCGGCGGTGGCGTCGGTTTTGGACTTAATGACGGTGGTGGACCCGCCCTTAATCTCGACCAAGCCATCGCCGGCGGATACGTCGGCCTCCAGGCCGCCCTTCTCGTGCTGGAGGGTGCCGGTGTGGGAGTCCAGCGTGTGGGACTGGGCATGGTGGTCGTCGGTTCCAACGCCCGTTAGCTCTGAGTGAGCTTCTGAGGAGTGGGAAGCGAGAGAGTGAGAGCCCACCGACAGCAGAGGCACGGTAAACCAATTCGACCCGTCGGAGTAGTAGGTCTTGGACCCGTAGTTATCGCCGATGGTGTCGGTGGCGGAGCCGTCAATGGTTTCAGAGCCCTCGGTGGCGACGGTGATGTTGTTGCTGGAGGCAGCGCCGGACTCGTCTTTAACGGTGTAGCTCCGGCCGGAGCGGAGCTGGGCAGTGGGGAGGGTGACGGTCACAGCGCTGGCCCGGTTGACCCCAACCAGGCGGTCGCCAGCCTTGGCGGTGTAGGTGGCGCCGGTCACGGTGATGTGGGCTTCCACGACCGAGCGCAGTGGTGGCCGGTGGGTTTCCTGCGATTGCACCATTAGAGGCTCCCGATGAAGTCGACTTGGTCGTTGTTGTTGGCGGCGTCGGCCCAGAACTGGGAAGTTGAAACCGGGTTGGTGAGCTGAAGCTGAATGGACTCCCCCGGAGTCAGCGTCATGCCGCCGGTGGACGACACGTCATTGCCGCCCAGGTAGACGTCGCCGGTGTTGCCGGAGCGGGCCTTGAAAACGACTGTCTTGGCGTTGCCCTTGTGGGCGGCCTGGACCCGAGTCCCGGCCGCGGTCACCTGAATAGTTCCCGAAATGACCAACTTGAACCCCCTGTGGTCCCCCTTCGTAAGGGGGACGGTTATTCTTCTACGCCGAAGACCATACCCGACACGGTGGCGGTGGCGGTTACGTCCAGGTCCAAGGTGTTGTTCGCCGCCGCCAGCAGGACTCCTGCTCCCAGGTGCGGCGCGTCGTGGGTCCCGGCAGCGGCCAGGAGCGGGGTCTGCGCGATGACGGTGCCGGCCGAACCACTATCTTGGAACTCAAGAGCGGCTCCGGCGCTGGAAGACAGGAACCAGCCCAGCAGCCGGACCTTTTTCCCCGACTCGGGAGTCCAGACTGTCGCGGGGGTGCCCGCGGTGATGGCCACCGCGTCGATCACCTTGAAGGTGTCGGGCGTGAAGGCCAGCTTCAGCCGGCCGGCGGCATCGACCAGCAGGTCGACGATATCGCCCGCCGCCACCGCCGGAATCGACGTCCGGTATACTCCCCCAATTCGGACCGGGTTTCCCACCGCGGCGGCGTCATGAGCAGCCGCGCCCGAAATCAAAACCCTGCCTGCGGCGTCCAGAAGCAGAAAGACGTTATCCCCATCGGCGACCGCCGGCGCGGTGGCCTGGTACTTGGAACCGACCCGGACCAGGCGGTCCCTGGTATCGGCTGGGCTATCGTGTGCTCCTTCGGTATATCCCATGGTCTAACTTCTCCGTTCCGTGATTACCGTCTCCATTGGCCCCCCTGCTCTGCGTTTTCTTTCCCGCCTTTGAACGAGGGCCGGCGTGTAGCTTGGCCGCCCGGAACCTGGGAGAGGGTTAAAGGCTGTGCCCACCCCTCCCAGGCAGGGCGGGCGAGCAATATGCCGCGCTGAGCCGGGTAATGAGTCCTCGACAGGGCCGCTTCGTCCGTCGTTACAAGAATCAGGACAGAGGCACGTACTCGATGATTACCTGGCCGGCCAGGCTGGCGGCGTTCTGGACCAGGATCTTTCCGGTCACATAGTCGTTAGTGCCGCCTTTCTTGTTCCATTTGACCGGGGCGCCGCCGTTGCTGCCGGCGGCGTTGTGGCGGTCTGAGGTGCCGGTGGCGTTCAGGTCTAGGCCGTCGATGACATCATCTCCGGTGCCGGTGGCGCTGGATTCGACGTCAACGTCCAGGACCGAGCTGCCGGTGCCGCCGGCGGCGGTGATGTCCACGATGACGTTGGTGATGACGCAGTCCACTGCCTCGGGGTTTTGGACGACGAAGGCGAAGGCGTTGGCGTTGCCGGAGGCCAGGGCCTCGACAATGTAGCGCTTCATCACATAGTCGATGCCGGATTGAGCCGGCGGGATCATGTTCTTTACCGCTTCGGCGGTCGGGTCAGCTTGGCTGATGGTGGTCATAGCTCCTCCTTTCGCTCGGGCTCAAGGTATGCCGTTTAGACCCCGGTGATGTTGTATTGCAGGGCCGTGTGGGTGGCGCTGGACCGGGTGCCGCTGCGCTCCTGAAGGGCGATGCGGAAGCTAACCACCATGATGTTCTGCCGCTTCTGGGGATCGCGGACCGTCTCGATTGTCAGCTCCCGTTTGAAGCCGACCCGCCACTGGCTGCGGTTGAGAATGAGGAGCCGTCCCGTATCGGTGCCGTTTCCCGCGTCAGTGACCTTTCCGTCGGTGTCGGCCAGCTTCATCTGCTCGGAGACGATGACGGGAATCCCCTCGACTGCTCCCAGCTGCCCGGTCAATACCGTGGCCTGCGATCCGAACTTGTCCAGGGTCCGGAAGTTGCCGATGCTGAGGGCACGGATGAAGGTGTTGACGTCGGTGACGTAAACCACCTCCGAGGGCCGGACGCCGTACTTGCCCAGCTTGGCCCGGATCTCGTTGAACATGTCGTCGGACACCGCGCCGGCGTGGTTGTTGGCCTGGCTGGTGTTGTCAACCAGTGGCTGATGGAGCAGGCCATCAAACCCCAGCAGCCACTGGCCCTTAGCGGCGTCGGTGGCGGCGATGGTGGCGCCGTCGGCGTTGATGTTATTGGTGGTGGTGGTGTCGCCGTTCAAGAGTACGTCGTCGATGACCTCTCGGGCGTTGCGCATGAGGCCCCGCCGGAGTTCCTCCATCATGGCGATGACGGCGTCCTCTTCCAGGTCGTAAGACCATGGTACCTCGGCCACCAGCTCGTAGGCGGTGAGGGTCTGGCGGGCGGTGGTCACGGCGGTGCCCTTGGTGGCCACGTTCTCAGTTCCGGGATACCAGTTCACGTCTCCCAGCTGTAGCGGAATCTGGAATGGGTTGCTGGGCATCTGGATGGTGTTGAATAGAGGAGCCAAGGCGGTCTCCAGGTTGACGTCGTCCCACAAGGCCCGGGCCTCCTGGGTATCCACCAGCTCGTCGCCGGTGCCGGCGGTGGTCGAATCCATGGCCGCCTTGATATTTGCCTGCCAATCCTCCAGCATCCTGGGATTGAGCCCACTCGGCTCTCGTAGCTGGGCGGTGAGCAAGCTCCGGGCGCAAGCCAGGTCCAGGTGATCCAGCCCGTTGTACTTGCCGTAAGGGACCCTGGGCCGCTCGGCCCCACCGAACCGGGACAGGATGGCCCGCTTCTCTCCGTCGCGCCACATATCCTGAACCCGCCCCAGCTGAGAGGCGATTCGGTCCACCTCGTTCTTCAACGGCGGAAGCTCCGCGTCCATCCGGGACTGGTAGTAGTCCTGGATGCCGGCCAGCTCTCGCTTGATCAGCTCCATGTCCTGAGTTCCTATAGTCATGCCTACCTCCTCAGAAAAATAGTCCGCGCTTGGAAATCCCCGATTGTCGTTTAACCGAGCCGACTAGCACCCCGAAACCATGGCCGTTGTTCGCCATTTGCCGCCGGCGGGCCGTTCGCTAGCGGCGGGCCTCCCGCAACTCGGCCAACAGCTCCGCCACATTGGAGCGCTCGGACTGCCGGCCCCCGGCGCGCTCTGCCTGGGCAACGATCCGGGCCAGCTCTTCGGCCAGCTTCCCCATCTC